TGGTCAATCACAAAACTGATGTGGTTGCCGAAGGAATGTTCCAAACGTTCAACATTCTTTGGATTTGGTTCAACACAGACAATGATGTCTGCGTTTCCAACAACACGAGCCATGTAGGCAAAAGTTCCAATATGGGCACCTAGATCTAACACCATCTGTCCCTTGAAACAGTCCTTCTGGATGTCATAGCCATTTCTGGTGACTACTTCATCAAATACTCCGGGGTTGCCTTCCCTCAAATAGTTTACATCTATGCTTGACATATCTACCCCGCGTGCTACTCCTTTAAGTTATTTGGCATCAGTGTACACATTATTTTTTCAACAACTTCATTGAAAGAAATTGCGGACAAGACTGCACATTGTGGCATCTGACCAGTAGGACAGTATTTCGGAAAAGATGTGGTATAGGCATGACATGGTGCCATGTGACAGGCGTCCCTCTTGAATATGGCAATGTGGTTTCTGTAATAAGACACCCGTGTCATTGGGTCGACAGGTCCCCACAGTCCAACGCAGGGTATGGACTGTGAACCAGCAATGTGTGCTACCATGCTATCCGGTGCCACACAAACTCTAGCACGGCCGATCATTGACCAAAGGACTCTTAAATTTGGAGAGATGTAGGGAACCACATTGATGGGATGTTCCTTGAGCATGTCATTGAAGACGTGGGTGTGGCCAATGCCATCATACACAGCATACCAAGTAATGTTTGGAAATGACTTGGCTATGTGGTGTAGAAGACTTACTGACTCATCAGGCGTCAAAGATCTAACACGTGAAGCTGCAGACAACTGATAGATGCCTATGGACCTATTTCCAACAATCTTGTCCGTCATCAGTTGCTCATCAACTGTAAATCTAGGAGCCACAGACTTTATGGCTGGGTCAATCTTCTCAGGGTTGATTCCAATCTTGAAGAGCATGGAGTCCAATGGATGCAACTGAGGGTGATGTTCGTCCAAGTTTGACACCACTTCAAACATCAAGTGATGATCGAAAAGGTTGAAGACTGACAAGTCCATGGGAAGAATGTTGACTGAACTTACCCACGGAAAATTGGACCAACACTCTGCATTGCCAGGATCAACAAGTACGTGTACTTTGTACCCCATGTTGTGGAGGATCAAAGTAAGAGGCCAAGTCATTATTTGGTCGCCATAGCCTCCACAGCCATTGTAGACCAGCACTGAACCACCCTCTCCCTGTCTAGCAACGAAATTGGCCAGTCTGGGTTCCAGCAAAGATTGCTTGAGGACTGATGCTTGAAACTCTTGGCTACCAGCCAACTTTACAAGCTGAGCTCGCCCAAAGATATAGTTGTTGCCCGGCAGGCCTTTGAATACAGACTGGCCAGAACTCTTGTTGAAATGCAGTTCAACGTGCTTGTGGAACGTTACAATGTTCATTGGAAGAGCTTTCTACGACCAACCAGCTTGTACCCACGACTGGACAGGCGAACATCCTTAAGCTGATTAGTGTTGTCAATATCACTTGGATGCAGTATTTCACTAGCAGTTCCTTCAATCCGGAGAAACCGTTTATGCTTGAAAAGCTGTTTCAATAGCCCAGGGTCTTCTAAACTAAAGTCCCTGTCCCTAATCTTTGCTAGGAATTCTTTCACAAGGACAAGAACTGTAGTTAATGACGTATGAAGCTTAAGAAACAAGCTGGACAATTTAACACCTACAGCGCCGAGCTAACCTACGGCGAAATCCTCGTCCTTCGCAACGCCCTCAACAAGAGCCCAGGTATGGGCCCAGAGGCTGATGAAATGCTTGAAGGATTCAACTGGTACCTGGACAAGATGCCTGAACCTGGTGAAGAAGGCGACAAGAAGGAAGGCATCTCAGACAACCCCAACATGGCCAAGGATAAAGCTGATGACGCCCTTAGCCCAATGTTGCTGGAACCCGCCCCGGGCCAAGAGGAGGAAGAGATCGCTGGTGCCGAACGTGAAGTGGCCAGTGATGAAGAAACTTTGGCTGATAGACTTGGTGTAGCCGCTGAAGAGGAAGAAGAGCTACCTGAGCCGCCTACTAGATAATGAACACACCACTGCTGACAGATTCTCAGGCCTCATCGGCCTTGATCAAGGTTAATGCGTTGAACAACACATTGGCCCGTCATGCCGCAAAGGGTATCAATGCGCATGATTCTGAGGGTGTCGTGCAGTACCTGTTCACTGATTCTGGTGGTAATAGCCTGAGCCCACTCAGTCTTGTTTTGGGTGGTGCTCAGGCTAACACAGGTACGCCACAAAAAGTGTACCTGCCCATAGCTCAAAATCCGCAGTCAATTCCCACAAAATCTGACTTGCTGGTTAAAATCTACAACCTGTATGATAACCAGTACTTGTTTAGCAAGCCAATACCTGGACGGATCTATTACCATATCTCCAGTGGTGGACAACCTGGTGGTAATAGATCAGGTGGTGATGGCCCAGGTTATCACATAAATCCTGCGGCCACATTCGTCAGTTTGATTCAGCAATTTGTGGCGTCTGAGGTTAACTTTCCAAATTTTAATTTTGGAGGTCCTTACATAGCTGAAATAACTGGAAACATAGTTGTGGATGTGGCTCAGAACTATACACTGAGCCTCTACTCAGATGATGCATCCTGGTTGTTTATCGATGGCAACCTTGTTGTGGACAACTCTTGGGCTGATGGGTGGGGTGGATGGGAACATGATATTGGGCCACACACTCAGAATGGAGTGGTGTCCACCACAAAAACAGTCTTCCTAACAGCTGGGTCTCATTCAATAAGAATTGTCAACCAGCAGGATGGAGTTGTGACAGGTTTGCTTTTTGCTTTGCCAGTGGGCATTCAGTATGAAACTCTGGTCCCAACGGGTCTACAGCAGTTTGATACATACACCACTTCATCTAATCTCTTTAATTTCAACGGTGTACTCTTTACAAACCAAGATGAGTTAAATGCCGGTTTGGCATACATAATACTGAGTGTGGAGAACAGCAGCCTGGCTGAAGATGTAAAGACTGCGATTATTACTCAACTGAGGATACAACCCTACGGAGACATTGATGCCACCTATTCAGTGGTGGTCAATTCAGTCACGTATAGGTTTAGAGTCAGCATTGTTTCCTCATCTGGGTCGATTACAGTCACCTACACACCATGAATTCCAATATCATAACCTCTTTTGAGACTTTAACTCAAGAGGAGAGGATAAATCAAATCAAGTCTTTGATAGAGGCCCACGCTGAGAAAACTCACGGTCAAACCCACTTAGGCCACGTGATCACTAATCCAGGTGTGGCATACAAAGATAGTGCGGGTCAAAATTGGCCTGGCTCCAATGGAAGAGTCAGCATCGTAAAGGTTAACGGCGTGCTGTACTACGTGCCATCACAGATAATCCCATGAACTCTTCAACACTAGTAACAGAAAAAGCCACAGCTAGTCTTAGTGCTAGTATTGACAAGCTCATTGAGAATGTCAAGAACCACGAGGCTCTGACCATTGACATATCTCACTTGAATGTTACTGTAGTGAATGAGTCTGTCTATGACAACTCACCCACTCTGTTTGATGACTCGCCCAACTCACGCTATGGAAATAAAGTGGGTACAGTAACTCTGCAAGTGCGTCAGAACGGTGTCATCTACAAGATACCAGCTAGTCTATCACCATATGGCGTTCCACGAGTTCCAGTAATAGGTGTACAGCTACAAACTCAAGCCTTTAGTTTGGCTCCAGAGGGTCAGCCACAACCCAATGTGGGTGTATCATGCCAGTTCACAGCCACTCAATCCACGGTAGTAACTTGGCAAGTGTATCTTAGCACTGGTTGGACTGACATGAATTTTGCCTTCCTGTATTCAGGTGGTAATCAGTATTCTTCATTTCCTTCGGGTGGTCATACATTTCAAGCGTACCAAGCCACATTCACTTACACAAATGCTGATGGTACATCAGGCAGCACGTCATTGACTTCAGGCAATGTGCAGTATGCCACTCCAAACTACTCACAATCTACCACACAGACTGCCGCATTGGTACTATCATTCCTTTCTGGAGACACTACAGACGCCATCACCCTGGGTAAAATAAGGCTGAAAATTGATAACACAGCCATTGGTGGTGGAATACGTTACTCAGGGGAATGCACTTGCATATTAGAGGACCAAACTGGATCTTGGGTTGTGTCAGCCCTAGACCATCCGTGGACGCCACTTGAATTGAACAGGCTATTCCGCTTCAAGGTGTGGTCTTACACCCACAATCCAGAGGAGACAGCCATCTACCGTGGCAAACTTGGAAAAGAGTTGGTTCAAAGAATGCTGAACCAATCAGCTGATTTTTCTGGGCTAAAAGAAAAAGTCATTGCTATGCTTAATGAAAGCATGACAATGACTCATAGATTCCAGACCTATAGAGCTCTGATAAAAGAGTGCTTCAAGAAGTATTGGCCTGATTGTCCTGATGCCTATGTTCGCAAGGAACTAGGCCACGACAACACCAATGTATGAGATACTGACGCGTGCATCAGAGGTATAGCCTGATGGCAGCGTAATGGTGATATTTGAAAAAGGTGATCCTGCAATCACCTTGTAAGTTTGTCCACTGGACTGGAGGACGTCGTCCACTGTCACAGCAAAGAATGTGTTTGAAGTTGTAAATGGAGATGGCAGAGTCAGCACCAAATCGCCACTTCTCATCATCACTCTAAATTGACCTTGGGCTATCATAAACGTATTGGCACCAATGGTTATCGTCGTTGTGGCCACAGTCAGAGTGCTAGCACCATTGACTAGTGCGGCATAACTTCCTGACGCAGACGTTGTGGTGCCTGAATAGTTGGCCCCAATATTTACAGTGCCAGTAGTGATGGTATTTGAACTTGCTGAGGCACCCGCAGCGCCACTGATGCCAGCTGGAGCGATTTGCTGACCGCTTGCAATGTTAGTTGCAGCGGCGGCATTTCCAGCGTATCCAGTATTAGTCAGAACTACAGATGTAGCACCACCAATGCTGTAGACTGTGAAGTAACCGGCTGTTTCAACGTATACCACTTGACCAACAGCTATCCAAGCTGTGGTATCAACGGTTACTGTCACATTGGCTGAAGGTGACGGCATTACAAACAAGGCTGAAGTGGTTGAGTAGGCATTTCCACCCACTGGGCCACTGAAACCACTAAAGCCAGAGGCTCCTCTAGTTCCACTGACACCACTGAAACCAGAAGTGCCAGAGTAGCCAGACTCACCGGAACCAGAGCCGCCAGACGATCCAACAGTGGGAACAAGCAGTGATCCTTGAACCTCGGCCACTGGTCTCATGGTGATCTGAACATCACCACAAACAGCAGCTGACGAGCTGCTGATGTTGGTCACCTTGAGGACAAACTCACCCTCACCATAGAATGTTGTTTGACCACTGACCTCTGAGAGTGTCGACGTGATTGATGTGCCAGTGGTTGAACCATATGTGGATGACCACAGCACCTCCAGTCTGACGGTATTTGATGGTGTGGATGCCACAACCACATTGAGTATTCTGGCCTCAAAGCCAGATGGTATGCGGTAGTTTAGAATTGTGGCTGACTGAGAGGCCCCCAGGGATATGCGTGGAACAGGCAGGTCAATGATCTGTTCCTTGTTGTTGACTTCTGAAATGATCTGGTTGATAACGGCCGCAAGGACATTATCACGCTCTGCCAGGTTACGAGTGGCAAACGAGATTGTCGCAGCCGAATTAGCGTCAGTGGCCGTAAGATGTCTTACATCACCGTTGGCATAATTTAGACCGCCAGCTTTAGGCAGTATCAGTGGAGTAATCATGGGTTGTAATTGTATTCAACTCTGTCAGCGAATGACTTATAGAGCTTTAGGTGAAATCTCACTCTTTCGTCCAAGAAAAAGTATCGTTGTACTTTCTCTACTCCTTTCTTGGACCGCTTAAAATTCATTGATACTGACTTACCCTTAATTATCTTGGGTGTAATTGAACCCACATGGCCCAGACTCACCTTGTTGAGATTGACCACAGCCTCCTCAACAATGCTTACCAAACAGTCGTGAACCTTGTTGGCATCAACGTAGGACAATTCACAGTCAGTCATGAACCGACGAATTATCTTAGACTTGGTAATTGACTTCTGTTTGGTCATGTGTAATTTATCCCAAGACTAAGAAACTGGTTAAGAGCTTGAACTTGGATGTTAACGTTCAATTGTCGCTGATTCGGCAGTCTCTCTGTAGCGATTGAAATGATGTTAACTCTGGGTTCAAATTTCGAAATAGCCTGAGTTACTTCCTGCTGAACTTGGGCCTCAAGCACCGATGTGTCCGGCTCAAAAACCAATGTGTGTATTTGAGTACCAAAATCAGGGTTCATCAAGCGCTCACCTTTCTGAGTGAGCAGGAGATTTTTTAGGTCTGATGCTATAACTTGGATATCTGAACCACCATTCAGTACCCAGTCACCCACTGACGCATTGTCAGGAAGGATGGGTCCACGAATAAATCCCCTGTTGACTGTTATGACTGCAGCTGAACCAACATCCAAGTAGATGATGTTTAGGTCAGTCTCTGGCAGAGGTGACTTGAAGTTTTGGCCAAGAGTCTTGATGACATAGAATCCCTTGTTGACATATGTGTGTGTGTATGTCTCAGTGAACTCATTGTTGACCTTAAGAGACCTTGGGATTGACGTAATAGTTCCATCACCCCAGTCGATAAGTCCAGCCACATACGTAAGGGCAGGGTTGGTCTCAGTCAGAGTGACAGAGACAGTTACAGTTTGACCCTTTAGAGTATGGACGGTGGACGTGGTCATTTATGCAGTCGTGAATACTTACGCCAAGCCGAATTAGACGCCTCATCATTGGACTCAAACACAGGAGCAGGACCTTGAGATTTTTCTTGAGGCTGTGGATTTTCCAAAGACTCCTTAATGGTCAGAGCAGTTGGACGTGACCTCTGTTGATTCTCAGTCAAAGGTCTCTTTGGGTTCAGAGCTGATTGATCCACTTCGAAGTTATTGCCAGCGACCATGCGAGCACTATCACCAACGATAATACCATCATCCTTCTTGATTCGTGGGACAGACAGTACGTCAGATGGCTTACGGTATTTTTTCTTGTGGTGATTATCAATGGTGGAAGACTCCACAGCAGCTTTGATCCTCATCATAATCTTATCCTTTTCAGGGTCAAGACGAGAACGAATGGTTTCGAAGATTCTCTTCAGGTTGTCAGGATTGGTCTTGGCCTCAAAAGCAGGAGCCTCAGAAGGTGCAGGAAGAGCCGTCATGAAGACGTTGACCACATTGTCTGGCAGTCTAAGATACCGCTTGAAGATCAGCTCCACCCAAGCTTCCTTTGGCAGGTTGTAAGCTGTCATCACGTCAGCCAATTTTCCAAGAATGTCAGCTTGGGTGGATAGCAACTCCAACTTCATCTGATCTTCCAAGCCACCAATGTCAGCCATCTTGGCCTGGATGTTCAGTGAATCAAGGTTGGTCTTGCCCTTCAAGATGGCATGGAAATTACCAAGCCACGTGTATTGGGAAAGGATTGGCTTACGAATTGAACGGACCTTACGAAGGAACCGAATGTCTTGGGCCAAAAGAGACTTGCCTGATGGTGCATTTTGTCCGCCAGACTCACCAATGCCAAACCAACTCTTGGGCATACCAAGGATGGAGTAGAAGAGGTCAGTCAGCAACTCAATGTCATAGACGTCTGGAACATTGGCTGTTCCAGCCAGCTTAGTGATGGTGTGCTGAAAACCTTTGGGCATGGCCACCCAGAGGACTGAGTCCAAGGCCCATGGGTTGTAGAAGCTCTTAAAATCCGTGGGAGCAGCCATGCTATCAGTGGCACCCACACCAAATGATTGCTTGGAACGAAGCATCTGCTTCCACCGCTGAACCGTACGCATCTGGTCCGCCGGAGCTTGTTCCTGTACGTCGATGTTGATTACATAGCGATCTGGCTGAACCTGAGCACGATGTACGACCATCTGGTCCACAGCCATGCGCAATTTCTTGTAGATTCCTTGAGCCTCGTCATAGATGGCTTCGCCATACTCAGACGTACGCATGCGAAACATACGACGCATGTGCATGATGTCCCATGGGTACCAAAGATCTTCGGCACGTCCTTGAGTGGCAGCAATGGCTGCACGAGGAATCTCAGTCACGCCATCCGCAGCCACGAAGATATCACTGGCTCGTGGCTTTCTGTCTGCCCACTTAAAACCAATGCACTGGCGATTCTTTTCAAGCCAGTAGCGACGCACATTCTTAGGGTGGATGAAGTGCAGACCCAACACACCTTCACCTTGGGCATACTCAATCTTTTCGTAGTGATTTCCAAGAGCAGCAAGGTACCAAACTTGAGAGTTGAGAATGTCCTCAACGCCAATCAGGTCAAGCATCTCATTGAGATCATCCTCAAACTGGGCGTCATTACACTCAAACCAGAGTGTGCCAGGATTGATAGGATCTCTCTGGGTGGCTTCCTCAACAAGCTCAGTCAAGGCTGCGGCCATCAAGTCCCAGGTGCCCATTTCCTCCCATAGATCAAGGACCTGATCCATGGATGAAGGACGCTTCATGATAGTCGCGTACTTCATCCAGGTGTCTGGATTGGCTACTCGACTGGCATCAATGAAGTCGTCTGTCAGCTCTTGGTTCGCTGACGGAGTATTCGCACGAGGAATAATCGAGCTGACAGGGTCACCAGAACCGATGAAGCCCATCCTTCTCAGCAGCTCTGCTCCTATGGTGCTAAATTTCATATTTTCTTGTAAACTAGGGTAGAGTATGTTCTCTTAACCATGACAGAACAAGGTAAAGTCAAGACTAAGCGGCCGGGTAAAGAAGCAATCATTGCGTTCAGACTCGAGAAAGACGATGGTCGCCGCCTGGATGAGGTTCGTGAAGGCTTGTCAATCACCAGCGTGAAGTCACGTGGCCACATGTGCCGTAAGATTGTCAAGGACTTCCTCATGGGGCGTCTGATCTACGTCACGCCGCAACACCAGTTGTTGGACCCTGCTCGGAATCACTCGAGTCATCAAGATCCTTTGGAGTTAGCTTGACTCTGAAAGCAAAGTGAGTCTGGCCCTTCTGCTCGAAAGAGAAAGAGGTGTTGGGTTCAGCAATAAATTGCTTGATCACATCAACCTGCTCTTCAGGAACTTTTCTGAAGAGTAGTTCGACTATGTAGTCATTGCCCTCCTTCAAAAGCTGAGTGGCCTCAAGAAATGACATCAAGGCAGGTGAAGTCATCAGTCTTAGGAGAAGACGGTCAACGTAGGCCTTGGCCTTCTCATCTAGACGATCACTGTCAAGATCCTCAACTAGAAATTGGAGAATTCGATCAATTGTCACGGCTTAAGTACAGTTCTTGAGTTTGTGATTGAACCTATCAAAGCTAATTGGAAATGGCGCACGACTGATGGTCTGGCTGTGCCAGTTCCAAATGTCACAGTCTCTGGTTTCGCAGTGGACCCTGAGGGTTACTTCCCCTTGATCTACCGTGGACCAAATGTCCGCTCAGCTAAGAACTGCTGGTCATTGCCATCTGGTTTGCACGAATGTGGTTTTACCTTGGCCCAACAATTTGCAGTTGAGCTCAAGGAGGAGCTTAACCTTGACGCAGATTACTCAAAGGCCAAGATGGTTGGTGTTTACGAAAATATCGCGGCAGTTGATAACTGGCACTGGGTGATCACTGCCATGGTCATGCCAGTTAAGACGCTGGACACCATGGTGAATAACGAACCAGAGAAACACCCAGAAATGATAAAAGTGCACTACACAGAGTTGTCAAAGAAGATTCTTGATCTCCAGTGGGCCCCATCACTAGGGCCATTCCTGAAGGACAACTACGATGTCATACGTAGTGCTATTATGGACCTGCTCTAATGCGATTCCTAATCTATGGTGATCTCCAGGCTGCTGATGGCCATGAGAGATGCTTCAATGACCCAAGCATGCCACTGCAAAGGTGGCGTGTCAATACCTTCATGGAGTTTCTTAGAGAGACTTATCTTTCTAAGGATTGCCAGGGTTTGATTGACCTTGGAGACACCACGGATGATCGTCAGGCCATTCCAATTCCCACAATACATTCAGTTCTAACACCACTTTCAAAATTTCAAGGCCACAACATCAAGCTCATTGGCAACCATGAGCAGTGGCTTCGTAGCACAGAAGTTCATCCTGGTGTCATGTACAGTGGCATCTTCACTGTGGTTAAGTCACATGAAGTGATTGATATTCCAGGTTGCTCAGCCGTTTTTGCCTGTGTCTCCTACATTGACAATGAGGAGGAGCTGAAGAAGACTGTCACTGAGACAATCAAAGCAGCTAGGTCTGTGGCAGGTAAGCGTAAGGTAATTCTGCTGGGCCACTTCTCAGTCCAAGGTGCTATGGCTCATGGCATGGCGCTGCAAGACGGACTTGTCAATGAAGACATACCCAAGGTTGATGCAGCCTTTCTGGGACACATTCATAAGTTTCAAGAGTTTAAGCCCAAGCATTTCTATGTGGGTTCACCATTTCAACAAGACTTTGGTGAAATTAACGAGACCAAGTATGTGATGGTCTTGGACACGGACACCGGACGAGTTGAGCCGGTGGATACCGTGATGCCCAAGTACCACAGACAAACGCTTGACCAGTTTGAAGCTACAGTCCGAGCTGAGTCTGAGGACCGGTTTGAAGTTAAGCTAAAGTCCTTTGAAGAGGCCCAAAGATTCTATGGCCACCCACTCTCGCACAGAGCCATACCAGTCTATGACTATGTGGAATCAGCTCCCAATCAGCCTAATGTGGAGTCAGTTCACAGAGAGATAGTCTTTGATGTTCACAGTCTGATGAAGGCCTACGTGGAGAACAACCCACCAGCTAAGAAGGGCATTGACATACCTGATGAAGATCTGTTGTCATTCGGCCAAGATCTAATGTCTCACTAGAGTTATACGATTGATCTTGAATTGCGGGGCAGGTTTACATTCCGAACATCGACACTTAATCTGCACAATTGAACGGGTTCGAGTGAACCCTAACCAAAAACAACATGAACCAAGTCAGTCAAGTCAGTTTCGGG